TCGACATTGAAATCTACACCGCAGGAGAATCCCTACTCCTAAGTGGTAAGCTCACTGCCCTAACAGCAATGCGAGTGGCGAAAGCCCTCAAACGCTTGAAAGCAGTATCGGACACATGCTTTTACGGTAATGGGACGTTGCAAGGACAACTTGGACGCCACCGGAAAGTCATGGCCGTGTACAATCAGGTGACACAATGGAGGAATCAAAAAGGACAAAATTGGGCCCAAACGCCTTCTTACCCCAAGTGGCGCGAATTAGTGAATCGCCGCTTCCCACTAGTCAAAAGTCAGGTCAAACTAGTGGGCTCACCGGCTGCCATTGCCATCCAACAGGATCAGCTCGGCGAACCGATCGTCAAGATTGAACCCAAGTCTGACGCAGGGGATTTATGGTCCAAGGGATCCCAGTCCGTACCACGAGAACAGGTGGTACCTCAAGACCTCGACTTAGTGAACCTATTACACGGCATGTGTTCCGCTCTCGACACCCGATTTGAAACCGATTCCAAGGGGAACAGGGTCAATCGTATTGGTTTCGACAGCGAGTTCTGGGACATTTGGGAGTTCATGAGAACGTGCAAAATGAAAAACAAAGAAGAAGTTTACCTACAGACCGATTTTCACACAAAGACGCGTAACATCTTCGTCACGAACTCTTTCTCTCAGATGATGGCCCAGATGGTCCTGAAACCTACCCATTCCGGAGCCCCCACCCTCTTCCAAGATCCAGATTCTTGGTCGCTACTTGGTTGGTCACCATTTCACGGCGGCATGGACAAATATGTTCATCGTTTCCTCGAACAAGGCACTAAATTTAGGGCCGCGTACGCAGACAACGTTTACATAGGCGTCACAGATGAGGGAGGCCAACTCCGGCATGTCTCGCTTGATGGGGAGAAAATGGAAGGCTGCATCACCCGTGTGGAGGTACAGTACGAAATGCTCCGCTCACTCGAGAACTTCGCAGACAGCGACGTCGGATTCCAAACCTATTGCAGTAACGTCTACCCTTGGCTTGCAGTGGGCTTTATCGCGATCCTCGGCGGACAACAAATCTATATACCATATATGGGTTCGGGGATCCAAGGTACCGCCTACCACAATACTTGCAAAGCAATCCGATTCCTTGACGCTCTAGATACGGTCAACAAAGGCGACTTCCGTCTAAAAGGGGAAGAAGCCGGCCTAACCATAGAGGGCATGGATCAAGCCGCTCGAAAAGTCTGGGTCCAGTTCAAGATCGAACGTAGTGTCGGCGTTCAAGAAATAAACGATACACACCCTCGAGAATTGCAATTCGACCTACTTGGATACAATGCCATCGAGTGCTCCTTCCTGGGACTAAAAGGCAAATACATCGGGATACTCGACTCCGACAGGATTTATAAAGCAATCTCATTCCTCAAGGTTGACCTCGAAAAGAGGAACATGACCATTGGCATGAGACAAGCAATCAAGTTCTTCAGATTGCGCGCATTCTACCTCCTCGGGGCCTGGGCCGATCCCGGTCTGGCTCAGATCATAATAACCCGGTGTCATATGATCAAGCAAACGACCTATTATGTGGAAGGGGTCTCTTGGACCAAGGAACTGCAGGACCTTGCGAGGTCTCTCAATCTCGACTTCGTGTCCGAGGAAAATGACGTCGAAGCCATCTTTACGTCCAGAGCTGTGCCAACAATCTACGAGGTCATTCGGTTATGTCTCTCGCAGGAAGATGCTGATACAGCGGCTAAACATTGGATGTCTACGATCAATAATCCCTGGGCATTCGCCCCCTTAGAAGTCCTGCGGGAGATCTCCAAGGAAACCGGCATTGCTTTCAAACCACCCAAAGACGTTCTCGTAGCACACGTCATCCCAGACGGCGGCTACACCGAAGAAGTGATCTCATTGGACCAGTACGAAAAATGGGTTAGGGAGCGCCAAGCCCAAGTGATAGCTGAAGCGGAGGCCGAAGGAAAAATCGAGAACTGGGCTGACGTCCCAGAGGTCGTAACTCCCGGAAATAAAACCTCCAAAGCTACTCAGCGCGCCGCCAAACTCGCGGAAAAATCCGACGTGATCAACAAGGGAGTCCCCTTACTCCCCGTCAAACCCCCTCCAGCTCTGCCTGGCACGAAGAGCAAGCCACCGTCTAGTGCGGCGGATCTCTCCAAAGCTGGTGCGGCGCTCGGAGAAAAAGCCTGGTGGAAGCAGGTCTCACCTAACAAGCGCATCGAATGGGCCGAGGCGCTTGATTCAGCGGTAAAGTCTTCAATCAAAGCCCAAATCCTCAAAGGCATCGTTGTCGCCCCGACTGCGTCCCAACAGTCGGCCAAGATCAACGCAGTTGGCGTTCTAGCTCAGACGCTTTCCACTCTTCTCGGGTTACCCATTGTGGTCACTCGCAAGCTAGCCAAGCGCCTGGACCCGGCCATGGCTCAGAAACCAACAGCCAATGCTCCCGGCACAGAAGATAACGTCAGGAACAAGTTCAGTCCCGATGTGATCAAGAAAATAAAAGCCCACAATAACTTCAAAGAGGTCTATCGCGAAGTAAGAGACGCTCAGAGTAGGGCACAGCCTCAACCCAAATCGGCTGAGGCCATGCCCGGTCCACTTCCGTATATGACAGTGGCCGAAATTCTCGCCCTCAAGCGAGCGGCCAAAAATCGAACAACCTGAGTTCTCAACCAGGATCCCATTAGCAAAGGGGGGACTTTCAAAGTGTTAGTCCATCAACCCCCGCGCGACGCGGATGATCCGC